AATGTACGACATGGGCAAGCTGCACCGTCAAATGCTTGAAGTTCTGGGTATCAAAGATGCCGACGACATCATCAAGTTGCCGGGCGACGTCAAACCTGCCGATCCAGTGACAGAGAATATGTCTATTCTAAAGCAAGAACCTGTCAAAGCCTTTGCTTATCAGGATCACGAGGCGCATATTCAGACGCACATGTTAGCGATGCAAGACCCAAAAATCCAGCAGATTGTGGGTCAGTCGCCATTTGCCAGCGCCATACAGTCCGCGATGATGTCTCACATTACAGAGCACGTCGCACTGCAGTATCGCGTAGAGATACAGAAACAGCTCGGTGTGGAACTCCCAGACCCAGAAGCACCGTTGCCAGAAGATATCGAACTTCAAGTATCTCGTCTGGCTGCAAAGGCTGCAGACAAGTTGTTCCAGAAGGACCAAGCCGAAGCCGCTGCAGAACAGGCAGCTGCGCAGCAGGCCGACCCGCTCACTCAGATTCAGCAGCGTGAGCTGATGATTAAAGAGACTGAGTTGAAGCACAAAATCGAAATGGACAAGCTGAAGGTTAATATCGATGCCCTGTCCAAGCAAGAGAACGCGCGACTACAGCGAGAGCGTATTACCTCTGAGGAAGAAAAAGAGGCAGCGCGCATTGCAATCAAGGTCGCAGAACTCGAAACAGACCAGAAAGAGTCAGCAGTTCGTCTGGCTATGGAAGTCGCAGAAAGAGTAGACCTAGATGGCTGATAGTATATTTCATACAATGCTAACACGACTCGACGAAAGTCGCACCGCAATAGCGGAACATCTCGCCGAAGGCGGCGCAAAGGACCAAGAAACTTACTGGAGGCTCGTTGGGAAGTACGAGGCTCTTACTATCATACGTGGTGACGTTAAAGACATCGAACAAAGATATGTTGATGATTGATGACCATACGTATAGATATACGACATAACGTGGAATAACCCACGCAAAGGGCGCTGTGAGCCTTTAATCACTGCAGGAGACTAAAATGTACGCTACCGACAAAGTCGATGACGAGCAATTACTGGCAAAACTGCCAGAGCCCAAGGGCTACAAAATCCTCATCGCGATACCGGAACTTGATGGAAAGACAGAGGGCGGCGTTTATATGCCGGACGCACTGACTAAGATGGAAGAGACCGCTACCATCATTGGTTATGTCATAAGTATAGGCGCTGAAGCCTATACTGACAAAGAGCGGTTCCCTAATGGACCTTGGTGCGAAAAAGGTGATTTCATCATCTTCCGGTCGTACTCAGGCACACGTTTTAAATTACATAACAAAGAGTTCCGCATTATCAACGATGATACTGTCGAAGCTGTAGTTGAAGACCCACGGGGGTATAGTAGAGTATGAGTGAAGAACTAGAAAAAGTCGTCGAGGAAGACGCAATCGAGGTGGAACTGTCCGATGACAGTGAGATCGAAGTAGAAATCGCAGACGATACTCCTGAAGAGGATAAAGGTCGTCCGCGCCGCGCGCCTGATGCCGAAGCGGACATCCCAGAAGATGACGATCTCGAAAAGCACAGCGACTCGGTACAAAAGCGGATCAAGAAGCTGAAGTTCGAGTTTCACGAAGAGCGTCGTCGCAAGGAAGAAGCCGAACGTGAACGCGAAGCTGCTGTTCAATATGCTGAATCTCAGAAGAAAGAGGCCGAACGCCTCCGTAAAAACCTCTCTGAGGGCGAAGGCGTATTGGTCAACGAGGCCAAGGCACGTGTAGCGTCAGAGCTTAACAGCGCAAAGCGGGCCTATAAAGAGGCTTATGAGTCTGGTGATTCGGATGCTGTACTCGAAGCGCAGATGGCGTTGTCTAAGCTACAACTTGAAGCCGACCGTGTAGAGAACTGGAAACCGGCAAGACAAGCTGTGCAGGATCAGTCTGAAGTCCCAGCTCCGCGGGCCGCGCCTAGAGTTCCTAGACCGGACGTTAAAGCCCAACAATGGGTTGCTGAGAACGATTGGTTCCAGAAAGATACGGGCATGACACGGTACGCTATGCTTGTACATGAAGAACTATTAGAGTCTGGCGTTGATTCTACGTCAGATGTGTACTATGATAAGATAAATGAGGCCATGCGGTCTCGTTACCCAGATCGCTTTGCGGACGTGGAACCCGAGGTTCGACAACCACAACGTAAGGCTGGCTCCGTGGTGGCCCCGGGTGGTAGAAGTACCGCCTCATCACGCAACAAAGTTGTCATCTCCTCATCTGAGGCCGCAATCGCCAAGCGTCTCGGATTATCCGTCAAGGAATATGCGGCGCAAAAGCTAAAGGATATGCAAAATGGCTGATCGTAAACCACGCACAACCGAAACCCGTGAAATGGGTGAACGTCGTAAACCTTGGAAGCGTTCGTCAATGCTGCCTACCCCCGAACCACGTGACGGGCTTTCCTTCCGTTGGATTCGCACATCTACTTTGGGTAATGCAGATATGACAAACGTATCTGGACGGTTCCGTGATGGCTATGTGCCTGTAAAGGCAGTGGATTATCCTGAGCTACACATCATGTCAGATATTGATTCCCGCTTTAAGGACAATATCGAAGTTGGTGGGTTATTGCTTTGCGCTATCCCGACCGAGCTACGAGACGATCGCATCTACGGCCAACTTGAGTCTGCACAAAATCAGGCTGAAGCTGTCGATAGGAACTACATGCGTGAGTCTGATCCGCGTATGCCTATGCTCAGACCAGAGCGTAGTTCGCGGTAATCATCTGGTAAGGGGCGGCTGCTCTTTACTGTTATAGTAAATGAATCTGGAGGAAGAGCATCATGGCTACTACAGCTGCTCCCTACGGCCTAAAGCCGGTAAAACGCGCCGACGGTATGGCCTACGCTGGGGCGACATCCCAGTACCTGATCGACCCCGCTGGAGAGGCAACAAACCTCTTTTACGGTCAAGTCGTTCATATCGGTGCCGATGGTTACATCGCACTATCAACTGCAACAGGTGCCGACGGCACAACCAACGCATTCCCAACAGGTACAACCTTAACTGGTTCGCTTGGTGTGTTTGTAGGTTGTGAGTACGAAAACGATCAAGGCCAACCTACGTTTGCACAGTACTATCCTTCCGGCACTGCTAATGGCGGCGCTATCAAGGCGTATGTTGTAGACGATCCAAACGTACTGTTCCAAGTACAAGCAGACGGCGCTATGGACCAGTCTGACATTGGTGCGAATACTTTCTTCGCAGCTGCTCAGTCTACATCCACTGGCAACACTGCTACTGGTAACTCCACAAGTGCCGTTGATGCGACAACTGTGACTACCACCGCCGCCTTCCGCATCGTGGGTGCCGTATCTCCAATTGGTGATGCTTTCCCTGATCTTTTGGTTAAACTTAACCCCGGCTACAGCAGCATGACTAACGCTGTTGGCCTGTAAGGAGGGATAAAACATGGCTATCTCACGCGCACAGGCGCTTAAAGAACTACTTCCCGGCCTCAATGCCCTTTTTGGTCTTGAATACGGCAAGTACGAAAACGAACATGAAGACATCTATGAGACAGAAACTTCGGAGCGTAGCTTTGAAGAGGAAGTCAAATTGTCTGGTTTCGGTGCAGCACCAACAAAAGCTGAAGGTTCTTCTATTGCATATGACAATGCACAAGAAGCGTATACAGCTCGCTACACCCACGAGACAATTGCTATGGGTTTCGCCATCACTGAAGAAGCGATGGAAGACAACCTGTACGATTCGTTGTCCTCGCGTTACACAAAAGCCTTGGCTCGCGCCATGGCCTACACCAAGCAGGTTAAAGCTGCTTCATTGCTCAACACGGGCTTTGACACTTTCCAGTCTGGTGACGGTGTAACACTGTTCAGCACTGCACACCCAACAGTCGGTGGTGGTACAAACTCTAACCGTCCAGCGGTTAGTGCTGACCTTAACGAAACTTCTCTTGAGCAAGCGATTATCGACATCGCAGCATATGTAGACGAACGTGGCCTTTTGATCGCAGCGCGCGCCCAGAAGCTCATCATCCCGTCTGCTCTGCAGTTCGTAGCAACTCGTTTGCTGCAAACAGAGCTTCGTGTAGGTACAGCTGACAACGACATCAACGCGATCAGCACAAACGGCGCTGTTCCCGGCGGTTACGGTGTCAACCACTACCTCACCGATGCTGATGCTTGGTTCCTGACCACAGACATCCCGAACGGCATGAAGCACTTCGTACGTTCTCCGATGGCTACTGGCATGGACGGCGACTTCGACACTGGCAACGTGCGCTACAAAGCGCGTGAGCGTTACAGCTTCGGCGTTTCCGACCCACTGGGTATCTACGGTTCACAAGGCGCGTAAGCTCCTAGAACTCAAACCAACTCCGGTTTGGAAGGCTCCGCTTCGGCGGGGCTTTCTTTTTGTGAGTACATGTTGTATGCTTGGCCAACGGGTACAACATTAGCTTTGTAGACAGGTATCTACCCGCCTGACGTTGCATAGACTACAGAGCGAATCCTTATGCAAAGGGTACTAAAATGGCTTCGACTACATTTTCAGGTCCAGTGACCTCTACTAACGGTTTCATCGGTGACATCGTTGTTCCAACATACACAGTTGCAAACGCACCTTCAGCTTCAGACGCTGGCGCAGGTACTGTTGTATTTGTTTCAAACGGCGCAGCAGGCGCAGCAATATTGGCTTTCTCTGACGGAACAAACTGGAAGCGTTCCGACACAGGTGCCACAATCGCCGCAGCATAAGGGGTTAGGTTATGAGTAGGTTTAAAGCACCCTCTGCCGAAGAACTCGCTAATCGGGGGTTAAACCCCGACGGCACCCCTATAAAAGTAGCGAATACACGCGCTAGGAATAACGACGGTACGCTTAAAGCAGATGACCCTTCTACACCTGATGTAAATGAGGCGTGGGAAGAAAAACCTGTCAAAAGCAAGCGTGTCCGCCCCTCAAAGAAGAAGGACTAGGTTATGGCTGGACAAGAGGTTCGCGCATTCAACTTCGCAGTGGG